GGCACAACTGGCCCTGGTGGTGATGGCGGTTATGGTATGGGATATACTGCTGGTGGTGGCACTGCTGCCCCTGCAACTCCTGCTCCTACTGCTGCTCCTACTGCTGGTGGTAGTGGGGAGGGAACTGTTGAACCACCTTCTATTTTTGCATTATCAGATGAAGCAGAAAAAGCTGCAAGATCAGTAAGAAAAAGAGTAGGCAGACAGGCTATGTTGTATTCAGATCCAAGCCAGGTCAGCTCTTTCATATATATTCCCACACTAGAAGCTGTGGCATAGAGGTGATAACATGTTAAAAGAAGACGTAAAGGACTTATTGTCCTTTCAATCACAACTTGAAACAGACAGAACTACCTGGGAGTCGGCGTGGGAAGATGTTGGAACCTATATCTTACCTCACAAAATGCCTATCAGGTATGATGATATACCAGGCACTCAGAGAAGTCAGAAGGATATCTATGACAGTTTACCTACTTTGGCTACTATGAGGCTGGCTGCTGCATTGAATTCATTGCTTACCAATCCTACCTCTAAGTGGTTTACTTTAGCAGTTGATGATCCTGAACTAAATGACAACCTTGATGTTAGACAATGGTTTGAAGAGACCACTGACATCATATTAAGAGTACTTGAGAACAGTAACTTCTATGCAGAAGTCAATGAAATGTACATTGATTTGGTGGCATATGGTACAGGAGTTCTTTACATTGAAGGTAGTAAGAAATCAGGCAAGGAACTTAGTTTCTCTGCCCGTCCTATCAGGGAAGTTTTCCTTTGTGAGGATGCAGAAGGTGTCATTGATACTATGGTAAGAAAGTTTAAGATGACAGCCAAACAGATGATGGAAGAATTTGGAGAAGAGGCTGTCTCAGACAAAGTTAAGAAAGAATATGACAAAAATCCAGAAACAAATTTTATAGTTTCTCACTTTGTTTTCCCAAGAAAAGTGTTTGATCCAGGTAAAAAAGACCCAAAAAATATGAAATATGCATCAGTTTGGGTAGAAAATGAATCAAAACACATGATTAAAGATAGTGGTTATGTGGTATTTCCATATGCAGTAGCAAGATGGTTGAAAGAAACTGGTGAGAAATATGGTAGAGGCCCTGGTTTAATGGCTATGCCTGACATCAAGACCTTGAATGCTATGGCAAAAACCTTGTTAATGGCTGGTGAGAGGATAGCAAATCCAGCATTGCAGGTTCCTGATGAGGGGTTTGGTGATGTAAAAGCTGCACCAGGATCCATTATCTACTATGATGCTACCATGAAAGCAAGGATAGAACCATTACTTATTGGTTCCAACATGCCTCTAACCTTTGACATGTTGGTGCAGAAGAGGGAAGCTATATCAGATGCCTTCTACATGAACCAACTATTACTCTTGGACAAGAGAGAACTGACCGCTGAAGAAGTAAGAGCAAGACAACAAGAGAATGCAAGGATCTTGGCTCCTACCTTTGGTATGTTGAACTATGAGTTTCTTGCTCCACTGATTGATAGAATCATTAGTATCCTACAGATCTCCCTGGATGACAATGGAGATCCCATCCTTAAAGACACACCGGAACAGATCAAGAATAAGAATATGAAGTTGATGTTCATTTCTCCTCTTGCTAAATCACAGAGGGTTCATGAACTACAGGCTGTCAATTCTGTGCTAACTGTGGCAGGAAATCTTGCTCAGATTAATCCAGCAGTCTTTGACAATATTGATCTTGATCAGGTCATTCATATCTATGCAGACATCAATGGTGCTCCAGCCAGCATGCTGAGAGACCAGAAGTTGGTCACAAAGATCAGAGAAGGTAGAGCTAAAGCTCAGGCTGAACAAGCACAAGCAGCCATGGCTCAGCAAAAGGCTGAGACTATTAAAGAAGGATCAAAAGGAGTGCAGAACCTATCTAAGGTGATGAATCAGTAATATGGATAAACAAGACTTAAGAGATTTAAAGGGTGCATACAGATTTATATTTGGAAGTAATGAGGGTAAGAAGGTCTTGGAAGACCTAAGAAAGCATTGCAACTATGATGCTTTTGTAGAGACCCAATATGAAGAAGGTGCAAGAAGAATGTACCTACATATTCTAAAAAGAATAAAGGATGATGTTGGTGATGAAAAAGAAAAAGGTCAACATACCAGTTAAGAATGAAGGTATCTTAGCTGTTCCAGAAGGTAAGTCTGTTGACAGTATGCCTATGAGCCACTTTGAGAGTTTGGTTAACAGTAAAGGCTGGGCATCTGTGTCAAGAGCATTGACTAACTTACACACCTGGAACAAGAATGATAACCCAGGCCTGTCCAAATGGGCTGACAATATGCAAGATAAGTTAGCTGCCTGGGTAGAGAGCAAAAGAAAGAAGTAAGCATTAAACAGGTTAATCAATCTGATAAGGACAATCAGTCTATGACCCTGTATTACAGACAATTGATGAGGTAAAGATTATGGCAGAAGATGAAGTAAAGATTGATTTTGCAAATGAAGAAGTAAAGAAACAAATTACGGAGCATGTAACAAAGAACTACAGAGAATTTATACCAAAGGAACTAGCTGAAGATGCTGTTATGGCAAATGTTCCTGACTTAGTTACACTTGCTAAAAACTACAAAAATGCACAGAGTTTGGTTGGTAGAAAAGGCTTAATAGTACCCACTGAAAAAGATGCCCCTGAAGTGTGGGATGCTTTTCATAAAGCCTTAGGTAGACCTGACAAAGACACTGACTATGAGTTTGAAAAAGTGGAAGGCCACACCTTAGATCTAAGTAAGATGAAGGAGAATTTCAGGAAACAAGCTTTTGCAAATGGACTTAACAGGAAGGCTACTAAAGATCTCTGGAAACAAGTGGAGAGCCACATTGCAGATAGTCAGAAAGTCACGATTGACACTTACAAACAAAGGATTGATGGTGAGTGGACTGAATTAAAAAAGGAATGGGGCGGCGCATATGATGAGAAGATTAAGAAGATTAATGGAATAGTGACCAAGTTTGGAGATGCAGATCTAAGAGATTGGATGAAGAAGATGGGTGCTGACAAAGAACCCAAACTTGTGAAGTTTTTATCCAAGATTGCAGATGGTATGTCTGAGGATAACACAAATGTTTCAGGTCAACCAGTTACATATACACCAGCTGAAGCATTATCCAAAGCAAAAGATATTATGTCAAACAAGAACAATGATCTACATGAAGCATATTTAAAGCCAGCACATTTAAGACATGATGAAGCAGTTAAAGAAGTTGAAAGACTTTACAGACTGGCTTACCCAAAGGAAAAGTAGACAAGTCTCTGACCCTACCAAACCTTTGATAGTATTATGGACAACTCGTAAGAGCCCAACCTGTATTACCACTGTTGAACCCGTAAGGATAATTCTCTGTGGCACCTAGAGAAACTTTTTTGGTTTCTCATTCTTAAAAAGAGAGGTGCCTTATTATGGCAACAACTCCAGATTATCATTATGTACAACTTTACAATGACAATGTGCAACTACTTGCAATGCAAGAGGAAGCACGCCTCGCTAATAATGTGGCTCAAGAATCACAGGAAGGTGAGTATGAATTCTTCAATCAAGTAGGGGCTATTGGTTACACCACTGTAACTGACAGAACTGCTTCTACTACTTTGAATCTACCTACGCACTATCGTAGGAGAGTAGGACTCGCTAACTACACCATCGTTCCTTATCTGGCCAAGCTGGATGAGATCCGCATGGGATGGGCAGAGCCAACCTCTGCTTATGTTAGAAGTGCTGCTGCTACTTTGAATCAGTTGAAGGACGATGTGGTTATCGCCGCTCTTGATGGTACTGCATATACCGACAAGACCGGTTCTACTTCTACTGGTTATGACACTGGAAATGATATTGCTATCTCTGGTGCTATGACTCTGGCTGCTGTTATTTCTGCAAAACAGAAATTAGATGCGGCTGAAGTTCCAGCTGAAGGCAGATTCATTTGCATGGGCGCTGCTGATGTTGCAAGTGCTTTGAGTGTAACTCAGTTCACCAGTGCTGACTATGCGGCTGTTAAAGCCCTGGTCAATGGTGAGATTGATACATTCTTGGGCTTCAAATGGCTGCGTTCAGAGAGACTTGGAATGGCTTCCGCTGCAAGGAAGATCTTCTTCTGGCAGCAAGACGGTGCACTGCTTTCAATCGGTAAAGGCCCAAGTGGCATGTTTACTCGTATTGATGAGCGTGCTGATTTGAACTACACCAAGCAGATCTTCACCTGGATTAGCATGGGTGCTACTCGTATGCAAGAGACCCATGTTGGAAGAATTTTAAGAACTCCGTAACCTTAGTTGGTTATGTTATAGGGGCAGGGGCAACTCTGCCCCAAACTTTAATAAAGAGGGCTAACAATGGCTAGTAAAGTTTCCATATGTAATCAAGCACTAGTAAGAATAGGAGTAGATACCATCACTTCCTTGACAGAAACCAGTGAGCAAGCAAGACTTTGTAATGCAATCTTTGATCAAAGCTTGGACTACCTTGTTCAGTTGTTTCCTTGGTCATTTGCTTTGGTGAGGGCATCATTGGCTGAGTCTACCGCAGAGCCACTCTATGAATGGAGCCATGCTTATCAACTTCCTACAGACCCTTTCTGCTTAAGAATAGTGTCGGTTGAAGATGACATAGCATATAGGAAAGAAGGTAGGATGATATACACTAACAATGAATCACTGAAAATAAAGTATATCAAAAGAATAACAGACATCAATGAACTATCCTCAGCTTTTATAGAAGCTGCGGTTTTCTACCTAGCTTCTCAATTGGCCCTACCTTTAACACAAAATGCTACACTTGCAAATGCAATGGAAGCAAAGTTTCAGAACTCAGTGCATAAAGCAAGGCTGGTAGATTCACAAGAGTCACCAGCTTATGCATTTGTAGAAGGATCTTGGGTCTCAGTAAGGAGCTAACAAATGTCAAAAGTAACACCAATTTACTCCAACTTTACTGCTGGGGAACTAAGCCCCAGATTAGATGGTAGGGCAGACATAAAAGTTTACAACAATGGTTGCAGCACCCTAGAAAATCTATGTGTATGGTCTCATGGTGGTGTATTCAAAAGACCTGGCACAAGATATATTGCAACTGTAAAAGACCCATCTAAAGAGACTGTACTACTTTCATTTGTGTATAATGAAGATAATGCCTATGTTATAGAGATGGGCGATTACTACATGAGATTTTACACAGATGGTGGTCAAGTACAAGTATCTGGTGTAGCCTATGAAATAGCCACTCCTTACCCTGCTGAGTATGTAAGAGATGTAAAGTTTGTACAAAATGCAGATGTTATGTATTTAGTCCACCCTGAAATTCACCCACAAAAACTAATTCATTATGATGTAGCTGAATGGACAGTAGAAAATGTTCCATTTGTCAATGGCCCATTTCAAGATGAGAATGATGAGGATACTTATCTTCTTTCATCCTCTGCCACTGCTGCTGGAGCTGGTACAATTCTGACTGCTTCTGGAGGAGTTGAACCATTCTATTCTACTCATGTGGGATCATTCTGGAAGTTTAGAGGTACAAACAAAAGAAGTAGAGCTATTACAGCAGAAAATCAATTTTCAGATGAGATGCAGTTTGACTCAAATGAAGTAGTAATAATAGAAGTTACAGGCACTTGGAGTGCATCAGTAACAGTACAGAGAAGTCCAGATTTTGGTATAAACTGGTTGGACTACGCAGTAATCACAGACAATACATCCACAGCAATTACAGAATTGGATGATCACATATACTATAGAATAGGTGTAAAGACAGGAGACTTCACAAGTGGTACTGTAAATGTAGGCATAGGTAAGTTGAATCAATATGGTTATGTAAAAGTAACTAGTTATATTAGTCCTACTCAAGTCAGTGGAACAGTAATCAAGGAACTTCCAGTGTCATCTACTTATCAATGGTCGGAGGGATCATGGAGTGGTGCCAATGGTTATCCTAGTGCCATAGCATTTTATGAGGAGAGATTGGTTTTTGGCAACACCTGGTTTCAACCTCAGACAGTTTGGGGCAGTCAAACAGATGACTATGAGAACTTTGAAGAGGATGTTGGAGCAAATGATGCCTATGAATTCACTCTAGCAAGTGATAGAGTAAACAATATTAATTGGATGCATTCTGCCAACAAGATATTACATATAGGTACAATAGGTGGGGAATGGAGGTTTGGTGATCCAAATAGTGCAGTAACTCCAACCAATGTAAAAGTAACCAATGAGACCACTTATGGTTCCAACAATGTTGCTGCCATGCAAGTTGCTCATGTTATACTATTCATACAAAGAGGCGGTAAAAAACTCAGACAACGATACTACAACTATGACGTAGATGGTTGGGTATCTCCTGACATTTCTGTACTATCTGAACATTTATTTGCAGAATCAGGGATAGTAGACATGGCATATACTGATTACCCTACACCTATAGTGTGGCTGGTAAGAGCAGATGGTGTAATGATTGGACTAACTATTGAGTTAGAAAGAGAGATAAGCTGTTTTCACAAGCACACCACTGAGGGATATTTTGAAGCAGTGGCTTCTATTCCTGGTACAGATAGAGATGAGTTATGGACTGTGGTTAAAAGAGCCACCAGTAGTGGGACTTACACAAGGTTTGTGGAACAGTTTCAATCTACCCAGTGGGATGAAATACAAGACAGTTGGTATCTTGACAGTGCCATTCCTTATGATGGAGAAGCTACAGCAACTGTTTCAGGACTGGATCACCTTAATGGACTAGAAGTAACCTTAACTGTGAGTGGTGCTGTATTACCTACTGAGACAGTATCAAGTGGTATTGTAGAACTAGATAGGGCATACCCACAGATTATTGCTGGACTGCCATATACAGCAACCCTTTCAACCATGAAGTTAGAAGCTGGTGCAGATTTTGGCACTGCCCAAACTAAGAGGAAGAAAGTACTGAAGGTAGCAGTAAGACTATACAAGACATTGGGTGTTAAGATAGGATCTTCTTCAGCTGATGCAGATATTATACCATTCAGGAGTTCTGCTGATGAAATGGGCAGTGCGCCTGAGATTTTTACTGGTGATAAATTTGTGGAATTTCCAAAGGGATGTGATAGAAATATTTCTGTATATGTGGTGAGTGACCAACCTACGCCACTACACCTGTTAGGTATATTCCCTGAAATTCAAACTAATGATTATTAATAGGAGCAAACTATGTGGGGAGCAATCATAGGAGCTATAGGAGCTGGGCTTTCTCTATTTAGTTCTTTAAAAGGTAAAGAGGCTGCTGAAGAGCAGGGGGAAGCTGCTGCTGCTGAAAAGCAAAGAGTAGCTGAGTACAATACTAACATCTCTCTAAAAGATGCTGACACCATGAGAGAAGCTGCAAGATTAGAAGAATTCAAATATGGTATACAGCTAATCCAGAAGACCAATCAACAGCTTGACATGATGGGAGCCATTGATGTGGCTTATGCCAAGAGTGGTGTTTCTGTTGGTACAGGTTCCTCACTTGATGTAGCAATGGAAAGTGCAAGAGAAGGTGCTCTAAATACAGAATTGATTAGATTCAATGGTATGAATGCTGCTGCTTATAGACGATCACAGGCTGAGAGTTATGAATTGTCTGCTTCATATGGGATTAGAGATGCAGCCATAGCTGCTAGTAACATAATGGAAACCGCTAAAGCTGAGGGCAATGCAATATTTTTGAGTGGCATGGGAAAGACAGCTACTTCAGTTTATTCCCTTGGTAATGATTTGGGTTGGTTTTCAAGTACAACTGAATAGGAGAGTTTAAATGAAAGTTCCTACAATAGAACAAGATGTACTTCCTTCTGTACAAACATCTCAGGCTCTTAAATATGACATAGAGAGAAGATCAGAGATACCTGTTGCAAAAGGTGGTGTTGCGGTAGCTGCTGCCGTGTCTAGTCTGGCTGACAGCCTTACTGGCATTGGTGACAAGATGCGTGATGCAGAAATGTCAGAGGAGTATTACAGAAAAAGAACAGACTTGATGACACAAAGTCATCAGATAATGACTGACATTCAGACTAAAGACCCTAACTTTAAGAACTATACTGAAGAAGAACTTTTCAACATATACAATGAAAAAGCCAATGTCATGAGAGATGGGTTATTTGGTGATATTAAGTGGGCTAAGGTTAAAGAAAAACTATCAAATGACTATGAGTTGACTGATGTAAACAACAGGACTAATCTTCAAGTAGCTGGTTGGAAAAACACAATCACTAGAGCAGAACAGGATATGAACAATCACCTGATGCAGTACTCCAACCTGGCTGCTGATAGTGGAGACTTGGGATTGTATAATCAGCTTGTAGATTCTGAATTAGCTGGTAGAGTTAGTCTTGGTATCATTACTCCTGAAGAGGCTGTTACAAAGAAGACCACATATAACAACAACACCATAGCAACATACAGTGATAAGTATATTACTGAAGGAATTAAGACTGGTGCTGTATACAAGGATGCCTACAACAACCTTACCAACCAGATAAACACCCTACAGGAGAAAGGGATTGTTGTTTCTCCACACATTAAAGCACAGATTTTATCTACTGCCAATGTGGCATACAACCAAAGACTTGGGCAGGATAGAGAATGGTTGAATAAAGAGGGTAATGATGTTTGTTCTTTGTGGGCTCTTGGTGGGCCTGACAGATCCAATGGTATGAGGCAGAAACTAGACGCATTTGATGACAAGAATCTAAAAGCAGATTTTGAAAGAAACTGGGAGATAGCTGGTCTTCATAGAGCAAAGGCTTTAGAAAGAACAAAATCAAATATTGACAACCAGGCTTTGGCTTCTGATGTGGATTATGCAAGAAAGACTGGTGAAGAAATGCCTGGCATGAGAGACTATCTATTGTCTGGTGTGAAGAAAGATTCAGAGCAGTATATGGATATTAATGCCAAAATAGATTCAGCAAAAGACACTGGTAAGATAATGAAGTCAGTTATATGGACTAGCCCTGAACAGGATGCCCAGATTTTAAGGGGATGGGATGCCCTTACTGACAACCTTGCTAAATCTACAAATGTGGTTGAGCAAAGAAGATATAACTTCTACAAAGAAGGCGGGGATTACATAAGAGCCAGAGTAGAAGAAAAGTATAATCTCATTGCAAAAGATCCCTACACATATGTTACTGATTCAAAATGGTTAGGAATTCCTCAACTGCCTCTTGCTGCTGATATGGCTCCTGAGATGCAGAGGAAGATTGTTGATAGTAATTTAAAAGAAGCTGAGCTTGCACAAGTTAGTATTGGTGTACCCAGAGAAAAAATATCTTATATGGCAGAAGAGCAGTCAAAAAAAGATGTTATGGCCATGACTCAGTCTGATGCTACTGAAGTAGTAAAACTACTTAACAACAGAAAAACTTATTATGGAGATAGGTTTCCATCTATTGAAAGGCAGTATATGAGGAATGGTGCTCCACCAGCTTTTCAGGTAAGTTATTTTGCAGGTGGAGATCCTCAAGCACAACAAAGAGCATTGGATTTGTTTGGCACCACAGAAGCAAAGATAAAAGAATCAGCCAAAGCAATTAACCCTAGTCTAAATTCTATTGAGGTGGAGAATAAAATAAAAAAAGAACTATCACCTTATCTAGAATCTAAAGCTTTTGCAAACTATGGACAACCTGGTGTGATTGACAATGAGACTATAGGATTAGTAAATGGCTTAAACATGTATGCACATAGTATGATAGCTGACAAGTTTAGTACTAATGATGCCATAAAAGCTGCCACTAATTTAGTAAATAGTAAATATGAATTTCAAGGCACTTATAGGGTGCCTAAGACATACAATGCTGATACCATCAGTGAGAGACTGGCATACATTGAGTTAACTGATTTACCAAAGATGGAGTTGTATAAACCATACAATGATCCAACAAACAAAAGTATGGTTCTGAAAGACTCTAGATGGACTACAGACAAGACAGACAATTATGTGGTACTTACTAGAAACACAGGTGGCCCAGTGCTGGATGCAAAAGGCAAACCTATTATGTATAGTTTTGCAGAACTTATTGAATTGAGCTATTACATGCCAGGTGGTAAAGAAGTCATGGGTAATATACCGTTTGAACCCACTATGTTGATGCCATAAGGAGTAACATGGATCCTTTATATGATAAACTAGGAATAACAGATCCTCTAATTATTGGTCAAACTGAGCCAAAGGCTACACTTGGGCTTTATCTTGAGAACAAGTTTAAAGAAGCTTGGACATATAATCCTACACAATCTGTAATAAACACCAGTAAAATAATAGGGGCTGCAGATGATCCACCTCAAGATGTTGATGTAACTACAGATGAAATGGGATTAGGTAGTATAGCCAATCCCACTACATTTGAATACACCAAACCAAGGTTAACAAGAGAAGAGTGGAAAGAGACAGACAGTTGGGATCCAAGAATTAGTTTTGATGAAATGACTGGCCCAGATGGTAAGGTATCTGTTGAAAAAGCTCAACTAGTAAAGCAACTACATGATGAAGACTTGGCCCGTAAAACTATTATTGAAAGAGGGCCAGAGGGATTTATCCCTGGTTCTTTAGGATTGCTGTCTTCATTTGCTGCATCTGTGGTTGATCCTATTAACTTGGCCACTGCCTTTATTCCTATTGTTCCAGCAGGGACATGGGCTCTTAGATTAGGTAGGACAGGATCTCTATTAGCCAGAGGAGCAATAGATGGTGCAGTAGGTAATACCTTAGCAGAACCATTTGTTCATGCTGCTGCAAGAGCTGGTCAGTTGGACTACACATACTGGGATAGTGGAGTTAATTTACTGATGGGTGCTGCTCTTGGTGCTGGACTACATGCTGGACTTGGTAGAATTTCAGATGCTTTAGAAATCCGCAGTTTACCAGATCAGGAAGCAAGAATGAGAGCAACACTAGTAAGTGCTGAAAAAGGCTATCCTGTTGACATGGCTGGGTTTATGGCATTGTCAAAACTAGAAAAAGACTCTGCTCCTCATATCAGGGAACTTCCTACAATACCAAAGATTGTAAGTGATGTTGATGAACTTTATGGAGGAATGACAAAACAATCCATAATTGAAGAGTGGTATAGAAAGAATGCGGTAGATGACAACGACTTGGTTAGTCCAGCCCTTTGGGGAAAAAGAGCAGATGATTTTGTAGGTAAACTTCCTTTTAGTAATGAAGGTAGAGCCGCTGCAAGAAAGCTCTTTAAGGGAGCCTCAATGAGTGACAAAGAAATAAAGTCTCTCAAAAAAGAGGTAGCAGGATTATTTAATAATGATGCTAAAAAAATAACAGATACTAATCTAATAGACACATTGAAGGTGATATCTCAAGACTATCTACTGAATGAAAGAGCCAAAAGAATGTCAGGGTTTGAGGAAATAGCTGCTGCAAGAACACTAACTCAAGACATTTTAGACAAACAACAACCAAATCCAGGCTCAGCTGCTTTGACTCCTGAAGAAAAATTCAATTTGGGAAAAACCAGAGCAGAGACTATTACTAACATTAAGAATGAGGTTAAAGCATTTAAAGATCAGATCAGAGCCTCAGAGTTAAACAAGAAAACATATGTTGTTGGTAGGAGGGAGGTTCTTGGAAAACCTGGAGTTTATGAAGATTTACTACAGTCTGCTGCTGATAAGATTGTGACACACATTGAACAAGCAGAAACCAGGATGCAACTTGCTAGAGAGAAAAGAGCACCACTTATCAAGGCTGTTTTAGATGAGTTAATGGGTGGAGAACCTGGATTCCATGGTGATGCATTTGTAAGAAAGGACATGTCTGCTATAAGTCCTGATCTAAAACATAGTTTAGCAGTTGATTTGGGTGGGACAAAAGAAGCTGACAGCTTCATGAAGTGGATATTGTATGAGTACAATAACAAAGACAAGTGGACACGCACTCCAGAAGATATGAAAGCTGCTGCTGAGGCTGCTGAGAAAGCAGAGCAGGACAGGTTGTATAAGCAAATGTCCACAGCTAAAGCAGAGTATGTTGGTTATGAACCACCTAAAGAAGGTGTTTTTACAGGAGCAAAGCCTGCTGAGGAACTTGGTGGTGAATATGCAAAACTATATGAGAATATATTCAATAGTATGGACTATGTTGAGTATGTAAATCTTAGAGCCATGGCTCATTCACAAATGAGAGTGGCTGGATTTCTAAGTCATATTGAAAAAGCCAAAGAATGGGCAAGTAAAAACAGACCTGGTGATGAGAAGTACAAAATAAATGTAGTGAGGGATGCAATTGACTCCTATCTATGGGGTACTGGTACAAAGTTACCAGGTGCTAGGGCTTCTATGGATGCTTTTTATAGTGCCCTATCTGCAAAATATCAGGGTGGTTTGTTAGGTGACCTTGAGAAAATACATTTATTTGAAAAAATGTATGACACCAGCCCAGAAGGCATGGAGTTCAACAGAAAAGTTGCTAGAGAGTTGTGGGAATTTGACAAACCTGGGTTTGCAAACAAATCAATCACTGGTGATAAGGATGCTTTTGCTGCTGCTGAAGTTATTCACAAATATCAAGACATGGTTGTAGATAGATTGAACAGATCTGGTACTGTAATAACAAAATTGCCTGGGTACATAGTAAAACAATCACATAATAGAGAAAAGATATCCAGATTGACCTATGATGAATGGAAAAAAGAAATTCTACCTAGACTAGATCAGGAAGCCACCTTTAAATTCAAGGAACCAGTGCCACCAAGAAAAGATATACCAGTATCTGAGTTCATAAAAGATACAACTGGTAAAGAACTGCCTACTCCAGAAAAAATAATGGAGAATTTAGACAACAAAGAAAGGGATATAGATGAGTTCTTGAAATCTGTCTATGACAATATAGTATCTGGTAAGTACACAGTGTTTGACAATGAAAGTGATGTGTCTATTAAAGACAATCTTGGGGCTAGGGTTTCTGCTAAGCGCCGACTTTTCTTTAAGTCAGCTGATGATTGGTTTGACTATAACAAAGAGTATGGTAATAGTCCATATTTACTTCCTACAGTACAGCATGGTTTAGAAAGAGCAACTAAAAACCTGGCTGTAATAGAATATCTTGGGCCTACTCCTAAAGCAGTACTGAATAGTGTAGTCAAGTACATGAAAAAGGATATGAGTGGTAGTGTAAAAGGGCTTGGTATGTTGGAGAGAAGATCAAATGAGTGGAGTAGTGCAGTGGATGAGATGCTTGGACTGTACTCTATACCAGCCAACCCAACCATAGGTAAGATAGGGGCTGGTGCTAGGGCTATACAGAACATGTCAAAGTTGGGAAGTGCTGCATTATCTGCTGTTACAGATGTTCCTTTCTTTGCAGCGGAGATGAGATACCAAGGTGATAGTCTGCTTCATGCTTATTATACAGCTTTAACTAATGTGCTTAAGGGTAGAAGAGGTGGTCAGCAAAAAGAAATAGCCAGGATGCTTGGTGTAGGACTGGATGGTATTAGGGGCACTGTACTAACAAGATTTGTAGGCCCTGATGAAGCCATGTCAGGTAAAATTGGCTGGATGAATAATAAGTTCTTCCAGGCATCAGGACTTAACTGGTGGACTGATGCACAAAAAGAAGGCTTTGGTTTGATGGTTTCTCACTATTTAGCAAATAATGCTGATACAGAATTTGGTTCATTAAACAAAGGCTTGAAAAGAACCCTTGAACTATATGATATCTCTGAAAAAGATTGGGATACCATTAGAACAAAGGGATTGGAAAATGTAGATGGTACAAATTATTTACTTCCAGAGAAGTTATTAAATCTTGAGGATGGTAGATTAGAAGAAAAACTTAGGATGTATATCATTGATAGTGCAGACAGGGCCATCCCAACACCAGGCTTGAGAGAGCGCATGATGCTAAAAGGTGGAATTCTTGGTGGGGAAGTATCACAAGCAGGCACAGTGTGGGGAGAAGCAGTGAGATTATTTTCTCAATTCAAGTCTTTTCCATTGACTGTGGTTAGAAAGATTCTTGGTAGAGAAGTGCAGGGTGATTGGAAAAATATTTTCAGACCTGGAAATGGTGAAATAATTGGTGGGTTAGCTCATTTGATGATAACAACCACAGTATTAGGTTATATGTCTATGGCTATGAAAGATTTTTTCAAAGGTAAACAACTAAAGGATCCATTAGAGGATTACAATGGAATCATCCTACCAAAGTGGAGTACCTGGACTGCTGCTTTTGTACAAGGTGGTGGGCTTGGTATTATGAGTGACTTCATGTTCTCTTTGCAGAGCAGGTATGGTCAAGGTGCCCTTGAAACTTTTATGGGGCCTAGTTTCAGTAGCATGAATGATTTCTATAATGTCTATGCTTCCATAAGAGACACCATAGACAATGGTATAGATCCTGACAAAGATACCAAGGAAGGTAAATTTGCCAATGCAGGCATTCAGGCATTAAAAAACAACCTACCTTATATCAATTTGTTCTATATTAGGGGATTACTAGACTTTGCTATCACAAGAAATCTACAAGAAAGCCTCTCACCTGGTTATCAGACAAGAGTTCAGAATCAATTACAGAAAGAATATGGTCAGGAGTATTTTGTAGAAACCCCTGGTTATTTAAATTTAGAGATAAAGGGTAAAAAAATCTTTGAACACTTCAGTAACATAGGAAAGTAGGAGAACTAAAATGACTCTGAGTACACAAACCAACAAAGTACAATACACTTGTAATAGTGGTACTGATACATTTCCCTATACCTTTGAGATTATACAATCAGCAGACTTGTATGTGATCTACACTGATCTTGCAGGCACAGACCATCAATGGACTGAAAACACTGAATACATTGTGACTAATGTAGGTGAAGAATATGGTGGAAATGTAGTAGTAGATGCCCTTTATGTACCAGCTAGTGGTACTGTTTTAACTATATACAGAGAGGTTCCTCTTACTCAAGAGTCTGATTATGTTGAGAATGATCCTTTTCATGCCGACACTTTGGAAACAGACCTGGATAGAATTATCATGATTACCCAGCAATTGGATGAACAGTTCAGTAGGGTGCTGCAACTAAATATAACTGATGGTAGTAACCCTGATATGACTATTCCCAACCTGGAAGATAGGAGTGAGACCATTCTTGGATTTGATGAGAATGGAGATTTGACAGTTTATGATAACGTCAATCAACTAATTGGAACTGGTACGGACAATTCAATAGTAAGATATGATGGTGATTCACAGTATGTACAGGACTCACTAGTCTACATAGATGATAGTGGTAACATAAGTGGTTTAAATGATCTGACTATGGATGGGGATTTACAGGTAGCCGGTGATGCAAACTTTGCAGGTGATGTCTATATTACCAATGGTCTAACGGTTGATGGTGCATTGACTGTTACAAGTGGAATATTCACCACAATGACTGTTACAAGTGGAATATTCACGACAATAACTTGTGATGAACTTATTAACTATGGTGAAGCAAACTACTTTTATCAATTAGATGTGAGTAATCTAAATGCATATCTGGTGACTTATGGAGATGGGGTTACTTGGGCTCCTGGTTCTGTAGTCAAAGGACTGGTGTGCTCTGGTGTAGCTGGAGAAGCTATGGATTTTGGTACATTGTGCTATAAAGCAGATGATGGTAAATACTATATTTCTGACAACACAGATCCATCCACTTTACCCGCTGTGGCTATGGCTGGTGAGCAGATGTGGGATGTAGATTATGTTGGAACATTTTTACTAAATGGTTATGCTCATTCTGATTATTGGACTTGGGATATGGGGGCTGTAATATACACTGGTGCTTCAGCATTACCCACCTATATTAAACCCACTAGTACTGGAGACAATATCCAGGTAGTGGGATGGGCCATAGATCTAGATGTAGTGTTCTTTAATCCAAACTACACAGTTGTTGAGGTTGCATAATGGCGGAGATAGCTAAACTACAGGGATTAGAACCAGGTGAAATAAGTTCAGTTGATGGGCTGGATGCTGGATCTATTTTAAGAGTGCAGGGAATAGATTGGCCTGCTGGCTTCTATGTACTAACAATAGATGTGGATTCAGGTAATGGTTCAGTATGGCCTTACACTGGTTATGAATACCTACCAGAGGATGAAGTAGGAATTTATGCATATCCTAGTTCAGGTTGGAGTTTCATAAACTGGATTGGTGATACAAGCAACATAGTAAATCCTGATAGTTCTTCTACTAGTCTAATTCCTGACTTACATGATGACACTGAAATATATGCTGTGTTTGAGAAAACAGAATATCATTTAACAATAGATGTAAATAGTGGTGATGGCACAGTAACTCCTGATGATGGTACTCCTTACAACTATGATAGTGCATTAGCCATTGAAGCTATACCAGGAGAAGGTAGTATCTTTACAAACTGGACAGGGCAGACCACCAAAATAGTAAGTGCTTCAGATCCAACTACAAACCTGGTTAGTCCATTGTACAGTAATGCTACAATACATGCAAACTTTGCTGCAACTTCAGGCACACTAATATATAGTAGTGATTCAGATGTGACATTAAGATATTCAAAGTCTGCACATACTTATACTTTCTATAGTACAATTGCTAATGTTTACATTGGGGAGAATGCATCATACTCATATGAATCTATTGTGCATTTTAGTAGTGTAAATATTCCACAGGGGTCAACTATAGATCAGGTGTGGGTCGATGTTGTTGGTTATACAAATAGGACTGGTGGTAATATATATATTGACTTTTCATTTGAGGATTCTCCTAATCCTACCATACCTATCAATACAGTAGACTACAGATCAAGAGTAACCAACTGTGGAATAAACTATGCTTATACATATCCTGATCCATGGGTTAAGGAATCTGAGTATTTGTTAACTATGAGATTCTATAACCCATACTTCTATCCTTACTGGTTTGATAGTTTGAGAGATTGCTTGCAGTACTTATTAGATACCTATGGATCTATATCAAGTGTCAATTTAATGTGTTGGTATAGTATTGTAACTGGTGGTGACGCAGGTTTAAGAGACTGGTACTCTGTCAATGGGGATGCCAGCAAAGCAACAAAACTTAAGATAGCTTATCACTTAGAATAAAAGAGGGATAAAAATGACAGTTCCTATTTCTACAAGCAGAGTCAAATACACCTGCAATGGTGCTCAAATAGTTTTTCCTTACACCTTCAGAATTTTTCAGGATGAGGACTTGGTTGTTATTTACACCAGCCCTCCTGTGAGAGATGGTGATGGAAATATTATTGTTCCTGGTGTAGATACTACTTGGGTTCTAAACACTCAGTATACTGTTACAGGAAAGGGTGTTGTTGGTGGTGGGAATGTCGTGGTCAAACCTGCCTATAGACCACCATATGATTCCAACATCACAATTTACAGACAAGTGGAAATAACTCAAGAATCTGACTATGTAGAGAATGATCCCTTCCATGCTGATAGATTAGAAGATGACTTTGATAAAGGCATCATGATTGATCAACAGTTATCTGAACGATGGGATAGGACTATCAGCATTACAATGACTGATGATGCAGCTGCTAACTTGGAACTACCAGATGCAACCACAAGAGCCAACACCTTCCTTACTTTTGATGATGATGGAAATGTAGATGTTACTGCTCTAGCCACTTTGGATATAATTGAGGTCGGGGTTGCAAATGATATAGCGGTCTATACTGCACCACATAAACTAGGCCCATCCACTGTAACAATAGTAGGTGGAGTTATTACTGATGGTGCTGGTGGAACTTCTACCCAATGGAATACTGCTTATGGTTGGGGTGATCATGCAGCTGCTGGCTATGCAACCAATGCCCAACTCACTACTACAAGTGGTGACATAGTAAATCAAATACCTACCGACTATGTATCTGACTCAGAAATGACTGTAATCTCTGGGAACATAGTCTCTCAAATCCCAAGCCTGGCTGGGCTCGCCACAGTTTTGTATGTTGATACTGTGAGTGGTGCCCTTCATACTGAGATTGAAAACATAGACCTGGTCAACTACTACACCAAGGGTGAAGTTACAACCATTAGTGGGGATATAGTTGCACAGATACCCACACCAGATGACTTCATTAGTACTGCTGAAATGGTTACTATCTCTGGTGACATTCTAATTAATGCTTATAGTCATGATGCCACAGTTTCAGGTGCCCTACATGCAGAGATACTTGCAGCATCAGGCACAACCAATCACGCTGTACTAGACAACTTATCTTACGCTGCTTCAGGTCATACTGGTTTCCAACCTGCTGGTAGTTATGCAACAACAGTTCAGTTGACTACAACATCTGGTGACATAGTTGCTCAGATACCTAGTCTTGCTGGCTATGCTACACAAACTTGGACTAACACAAACTTCATAGATAACTCAGAGATGACCACTATCTCTGGTGACATTATGACCCACAGTGATACACATACTGCTGTGGTTTCTGGTGCCCTTGATACCAAACTTACTACACATAAATCAAGTACTGATCATGACTCAAGATACTACACTGAATCAGAAGTCAACACTATTAGTGGTGACATCATTGGAAACCTAGATTATAAATATGGCTATAGTGGCAACTATTTTATAGATGGGCCAGATTTAGAATACTATGTTAATTTAGTGTCTGGCAGCCTAGTTAATAGCTTAGATTATAAATATGGCTATGCTGGCAACATATTTATGGACTACAATAACATGATGTATTACATGGGGGCATACATTGCTACTGTGTCTGGTGACATAATAGCACAAATCCCAAGTCTCTCAGGTTATGCAACCACTGGTTATGTTGACTCTGTATCTGGTGCTTTGAATATTGCTAAGGCAAATGTGGTTCATACACACGATGATAGGTACTACACTGAATCTGAGATAACAGTTATCAGTGGAAACATAGTAGCACAAATTCCAAGTATCTCAGGATATTTAAAAAATGTTGTAGAAGATGAGTCTCCGCAACTAGGTGGTAATCTAGATCTAAATGGATGTCAGATTACTGCTGGTGAGTATCTTAAAATATATCTGGATAGTGCTATAACTGGAAATGCCTGCATCAAAGCAGACAATGAAAACGGTCTCCAACTTTTATCAGATGGTGGGGATGTTCAGATTGATGCTTATCATTTGCTTATGTTAACTGCCCCTGAAACTCAACTTAATTCAAGTATGAATTATTACAGCAATACTATATCAGGAACTGGAAACGTATATGCAGGTAATTTCTACGGCAATGGAACCTACTTAACTGGAATTGCTACTGACGCCGAAGTAACAACTATATCAGGAAACATTGTTGCACAAATTCCTAGTCTTGCTGGTTATGCAACAGAGATTTATGTCAACGCTGTGTCTGGTTCTCTACATGCTGAAATAGAAAACATTGACTTGACTAACTATTACACCAAGGGGGAGATTACTACAGTCTCTGGTGATATAGTAGCTCAAATACCTACTGACTACATTTCAGATGCTGAAATGACTGTTATATCGGGCAACATTGTAGC